TACCGTTGGATCTCCCACTTTCATTAGCGGGTCAGTCAGGCTTGTCGGGGCGTCCGGCCTGCTAATTAGTTCATGGCGCGAGAACCATGTGCAACGCCCCAATCATTCATCGTCTACAAGGATTACCCAACCCGATCCAGGGCCTTCGACTTGCCAGCGCTGCTTAAACGTTCCACGCTGCACCCTGACGTTTTTGCCGCCATAACGGTTTGGATGCCCGCCACGCTCAATGTTTGGAGCGCCCATTGGATCGTGCATCACCCACTGAGCGTCACCCGTTGATTGGGTTCCCTCAAAGCCCACAATCACGCTCCAATGCCCGCAATTCAACGAGCTGCAGACTGGCGGTTCACCGCGAAGCATGTTGCCTTTGTGCAGCCAGCCCACAAGGACAGGGCGACCGCTGGCGATCTCTGCTTCAACTAACGCTCCATCAGCATCATTCCTGAACTCGGCGTGGAGCCCAAGTTCTCTCAGCGTTCTTACCTGCGCTTTCACGTCTGTCGTGTCGCCAAACCTTTTCCGTACCTCCCCATACTCTTCTGCGGTTTTCACCTTGCCGTACATAAGAGCCAACATTGCCGCTGATGCGTCTAAACACCGCCTGTGCCCCTTGTAGTTGAAATCTAGTTGGTGAACATAAGGAACAACTGCCTTTTGTGCAATCCCACTAGCTTTCCACGCCTCGAACCAAGCCGCATCCTCGGCCAACAACTCTTCAGGCAGCGCGTCCTCTAGTTCTTTAATTGCCGCTAGTTGGTGCGGGCTGTCTGAACGGAAAAAAGCAAAGAAGGGCAGCAACGCAAGGCTCATTAGACTCCCAAGGCGAGGCGTCATCGCTCTAATCCTGCCGTGGCACATCGTTTGCTGCCATCAAGGAAACCTGTGTAATAAATCAGGGCACCAGAAGTCAAAACTACGCCAGACAGCACCGTCATCATCCCCAGCAACACGGCGAAGATGACCCGCTTGCGAATCATTTGCTAGCCCTTGGCGGGAATAGGTTCTTTTCTAAAAACGAGGCGACAGCGTCATCAACCGTGTTGTCAGACCGTTTTGCATACGCTTTAACAAGATCTACAATCAAACGCTTCAAACTTTCAGACCGCAAAAACCGCAAAAAAATTGGCTTCAGAATCAGGAACACTGGAATTGTTCGACTACTGAAAGTCTAGTTTCTGTTCGCGTGCCCCTCAAGTCTTGCGACTGCTTGCTCTAAATCGCCCAACCTCGCGAAGACTTCCTGATTGACGCTCCTGATGTCTGTGTGGAGCACGTCAAGCTGACGACTCAGGTTGTCCACAGCAGCAGTAAGCCGCACTAACGAATCCCTGCCCTGTTGGTTCTGTGCTTTAAGGCCAGAGATTCCCAGCCCAGCTACGGTTACGGCTGAGCCCGCTGCGGCGGCCCATATCTCTACCATGCCCCGACCTCGACACTGATTACATCATGGCAGAAACCAAAGAAGTGCAACCGCAAGAACAAGAGGAGCCGAATCACTCTTGGCTAGGCGATGCAGTCCGCGTCACAATCTTGCTGTGGTCCATGGGAATCCTGACTGCTAATTATCTGGGGATCTTTTCCCAGTCTGTCGATCCCACTTTTCCGGCCTCGTTGCTCACGGGGACGGCAGCGACTTACACGCCTGCTCTTGGCAAGCTAAAAAAGAAAAAAGAAGAGACTAAGGTTGATCAAACGGAGCCACCAAAATGAAGCGCTTTCTGCCTCTGATCACGTTGCTGGCTTTCAGCCCAGCAGCAAACGCTGATCTAACGCACAAGATCCAATCAAGTGTGCAGCTTCAAGTTGGTGGTGCGATGACTACCGCAAATCGCATAGGCAGTTCGTTCTCCATTAGTGGTTCAGGCGTTGACACCACCGACGGAAGCACAGCAAACACCATTTCGGCAGGAACCATCAGCTCTGGCGTTTACACCCCTGGCACTATCGCTGTAACCCAAGACACACCCGGTAACGCTTTCAGCTTCAGCCAGTCATACACACAAGCTGATGCCGTTCCAACCTCCGCCATCACAGCAGGCACCGTTCCTAATTTTTCTAGTATCCAATCAACCGCGTCTGGAACTGCTTCAAGCCTTGCGGGCACAGTCGCACCAACCGGCGCACTTACGGTGACTGCTGGCGGTGCGAATACCCTTGCTATTGGTCAATTCGTGACTGAACTTACCATTGACTGATGCGTGTCCTACTTCTGCTGTTTTGCGGGCTGCTAGGCGAAGCTTTTACTTTTGCCATGCCAGCTCATTCCGCTCCAGTCGTGCCCAACTTTACGACTGGCTCTATGACCAGCCACACGGAAACAACCAGCAAGGTCACTGAAAAAATTGTCAGCGAGTCCTATGGCACTGGCTGGGAATACTCTGTTAGCGGCACTAACATCGAGCCTAAAAATGGAGCCGGCCTTACCCCAGGCACAACAAGCGTAAAAGGATGGTCAGCCCTCGACATAGGCAACAAACCAGACTGGCAATTAACTCAGCCTGGAGCGGCCTTTCAATTTGTCGAAACCTATTCAGGGCCAGGGCTCAGCAACGTGACCACAATCGACCGCATCACCGAAATTCAACAAATTACAGACACTATTTCTACCTTCTCGCAGTAGTTCTAGCCTCACCCGCAAACGCAGAAACCATTGGTGGCGTGTCTGCTACTGCCGCTCCAACCGCAACCAGCTCTGGCAGCGTCACCAACCAAGCTGTGATGATTGCGCCTAGCGCAGCATTCCAAAACACCTACGGCAACGGCATCCAATGCCAAGGCCCAACACTTACCGTCACTCCTTATGTCAACAGAACCAAGAGCTGGCAAGATCCGTTCGTGGGCCACTTTTTTGATCCCGTATATGATCTTTCTGATCTTGATGAGGACGGGGTACTCGACAATCCTGGATCAATCCTCTATCACATGCGAAAAAGGACAGGTCAAAAAGATACTCACAACTGGTCAGGAGGTTTGTCGCTCCAAGCCACAATTCCCCTAGATGGTGGGCTTCAAGAGCGTTGCAAAGCAATGGTTGATGCCAACATCCGTATGCACCAGCAGATCGTTGAGACAAAAAGGCTTGAATATGAAATCGCTAGGCTCAAAAACTGCGGAGACCTAAAACTTAAAGGCATCGAGTTTCACCCCAAATCGCCTTACTTTGCCATCTGTGCAGACGTTGTAATCAAGCCAAAGCCAGGGCAAGTGCTCCCGCACAGGCACGCTATTTCCGCGCCAGCCGCTGAGCCTGCCTCCTCTCAAACACGCTTACAGGTTTCGCCTTTCGACCCAGCAAAGCCTTAATCTTCTTGCCTATCTTTTTTACGATGGGTTTGACCAGCTTCAACAAAAACGGTGTTGCTAGGCCAGCAGTCACGCCGACAGCAGCGGTTACCCCTACGGTTGTCACCTGCGGCAACGAAGGAATAGCTGCTATAACTTGCTCAGGCAACGTGATCTCTTCATACAGGACGACGCACTTTCCGTCTTGTATCTCGTAGCCAGCAATTCTTTTTGAACCACCTTGAACAAGCGTTCCAACCTCCTTCGCACGAAGGGGAGGACATCTTGGATCTTCGTCAACAGCAGTTTTAGGAAGCTGAAACGGAGCTGGCGTTGGAGGCTTTGGTGCCTCAGGCGACGACGTGTCTGGCTTCGGCAAGACAGCTTTAGGATCTACAACTGACTTCTTTGGCCTGAAGTCCATTGGGTTAAATGTCGGCATGTCGATAATTGGCACGCCGATGTTGACCGTGACAGGCGGTGCCTTTGGAACGGACATCGCTGGTATGCCGTCCCAAACCCGAATGTCGCTGATCCCAATAGTGCGAATTTCAGGCATTAAAACGGTAAAGCAGGCCCAGTCGTACTAGGCATCAGCTCTTTGACCTGGCTAGGCATTGCCTCAGTCACAGAATCACTCAAAGCACTGTGCATCTTTTTAATCATCAACGCTTGCACCTTACCAAGGTTTTCTTCGACGATGGCAGGGCCACGCACCACAGCAAAGACAATGACTGCGGTGTTGCCGGCGGCTAAAACAAAACCAGCTGCTCCAAGGATGCTCAGATACTTCTGCATAATTGTCTCCAAGAAAAAACCTCCCGGCTTGGTGTGAGGGTTTTATCCCACCGGGAGGCTACGGGTGTGTTCAGGTCCGCTCCAGCAGACTAATCAGAAAAGGAACTTGACGCCAGCTTTGCCGCCGTAGCTGTTGTTGTCGTCGCCAGTGATGCCTGAGATCTCGCCGTAAACGGAAAGCTTCTCAGAAGCAGCAACTGCGCCGCCAATCTTGCCGGAAAACTCAACTTCAGCATCAGCGCCGTCCGGCTGAACGATGGCAGGACCGCCTTGCACGTACCAGCTGTAAGGGCCCTCGCCACCTTCGAAACCTAGGTGGATGTCAGTAACAGCGCCTGAATAATCGCTTCCGCTCCAACCAGCGTTAGCCTCGATGTTGGCGTAAGGCCCTGCGACTGCAGAGAGGGGAGCCAAGGCAAGAGCGCCAGCGGCTGCACCAAAAACAATTCGCTTGATCATTTGATTGTTGATTAGCGTTTTTCGTGCCCACCTTACAGGCTTTAGGCGAAAGTGCCGATGCTCCGTCAGCCATTACGGTTAGTGGTTACCGACCCAATTTGCATATTTGATATTTAGGCCGGTGTATAAACCGTGCATTGCATGGTCTGGGCTGTCCCGACCATCATGCAGATATAGGACCTCAATCCATTTTTGACGATTGCTCATCGCTTCTGTGTCCTGTGCCCCTGGCTTGCAGGGGATCATCGGATCAGGTCGCATTGTCATCATCGCGTGGATTGATTGCCAAAAAGCAATAAGCAATAAAAAGAGCCCCAGCGTAGCCAATTAAAAGCATTGCAATTGTCATTAGCAATGATTCAACAAACTAATTGCTTGCTATGGGGCTTAGATTTAAAATCAAGAGCCCGCCGTAATAGCGTCGTTAAAAGGCTTAAGATCTTCAGTTGTCCAATAATCCTTTGCAACCATAATTTTTAAATGTTCTACGTTGCGGGCAACTGTGCTTGTTTCGTCATCAGTCCTGCTGGTTTGAGCCATCAAGGCGTTGATCAACGTCACACTGTCGTTTGCAGCAGCATAATGCTGTGCAATTTCGGCTGCTGTTGGCATGTCGCTCATGAGCTTAAGCCTTGGTTTTCAAAAAGTTTACTTCAGATCTTAGCTCCTGAATGGCTTTTACCAAAATTGGGATCAACTTGCCGTAGGAAGCTTCCAGACGATCAGGATTGTCGTCTAGCACTAAACCAAGGTAATCAGCATTAGATGTTGACTGGGCAGATTGCAGTTCTTGTGCAATAAAACCAGCTTCATAAGAACCGTCTTTACCGTTACCATCACGAGTTTCCCATTTAAACTTAACGGGACGAAGGGTATCGATAAATTCAAGACCCAAAGACAGGTTTTCTACTTCAGTCTTGTCACGACCATCAGACAAGCTGCTGATTGTTTGTTGATTACAACGCAAAGAACTTACAAAGGCGTTGCCAAGGGTTACTTCGTTATTAGAAGTTGCAGAACTTGGTTTCGCGTCATATCCAAGGCTTGTGTTGTTTGAGCCAGTGGTTAAGTTCTCTGCAGCCTGGTGACCAACGGATGTGTTGCCATACCCTGTGGTGGCAGCACTTGCGGCGTTGGTTCCCGCAGCAAAATTCAGATACCCCGTTGTCAGCGCAGTAAGGCTACTTGATCCAATAGCAGTGTTTTGATAACCGGTGGTCTGAGCATCAAGTGCATATGCACCCACAGCGGTTGATGTATGACCAGTTGTATTAGATTTAAGAGCGTTAAGTCCGATTGCAACATTAGAACTTCCAGTAGTGTTTGCTTGACCTGATTGAGAGCCGACAAAAGTATTATTTCCACCTGTAGTGGTGAGCAAACCTGCTTGGTAACCAATAGCGGTTAATCCAGATGCGCTAGTTGCTGCCTTACCGGCTTGGTGTCCAACGCAAACTACAGAGGTAGTAGCATTATTAGCCGCTTCATAGCCAACGGCAGTGACGTAATCACTAGCCGCATATCTTGCTGCTCGGTGTCCAATTGCAGTTGAACCAGTATGTGTGGTGGTGTTTTGATCCATTGCTTGTGCACCAACTGCAACGTTCGAGCTACCTGTAGTGACGTTGGCAAGAGCACCGCTTCCAAATGCAGTATTGGAATAACCGGTAGTACTGCTGGATAAGGTATATCTACCAAACGCACAATTTGAGCCACCAGTGGTGTTGTCTTCTAGAGCACCAATACCAACAGCAGTATTTTCATTTTCAGAGCTGTCGTCACTATTTAGTGCGTTTTCTCCAATGCCGATACTTGCGGAGGTAGATGTAGTTGTAAATTTAACGACAGCATCGGATAGACCATTAAGGCTAGTTGCACCAGACGATGCAGCTACAAACGATAAAACGCCAGAACCGTTGGTTTGTAAGACGTGACCATTGGACCCGTCTGCCGAAGGAAGCGTAAATGTAATGTCACTTGCAAGAGTTGCAGCAGACTGCAGACCCACGTAGTTGCTGCTATCCGAGTCAGCAAAGCGAACGCTTTTTTGACCGTTGACTGTGACGTTGCCTCCACTGTCAATCTCAAGTCGGCTTGACCCGTTTGTTGAGAATGCCAGCTGATCAGCGCCAGGGGAATAAATGCCTGTATTCGTATCAGAGCCTGGATAAATGCCAGGCAAAGCAGCTGACCCGCCCGCAAAACTTAGTTTGTCATTTGCAGAAAGCAAACCAGCAAAGCTGCCCGTTGAATCAAATGTTGCAGTGCTGGTGACATCAAGCGTTCCAGGAATGTCAATGTTGCTTGCAAATTCAACGCCGCTTCCTGCTCCATCCGTTTGAAGGATTTGCCGAGCAGTCCCATTAGCAAGCTTGCTAACCGCAATCTCAGCAGAAGCATTTATGTCAGCGTTGACAATTGCGCCATCAGCAATCATTGCGCTGGTGACTGTTCCGGTATCGCCTGTCGTTACGACATTCCCTGAAACATTTGGAAATGTAATTGTTCGATCAGCGGTTGGGTTTGTGCAAGTAATCGTCAGCTCATGGTCATCTGCCCCAGAACCCTCAAACGCCAGCACAGCGTTTTGACCAAGCAAAACCGTTCCAGTGAATGTGGGGCTTGCAGCGCCAACTTTTTCGGTGTCAAGCTCCTGCAACGCCGCTTGCACGTCAGTGGCTGAAATTCCCCCAACAGGGGTGCAAGAAATGTTTGCAGCTGTTTGGCCCGCAATAGCGTTAGAGACATCGATTAAATTAAAAGTTGACCCCGTACCAAGCGACACCAACATGTCTGGCGGCGCAAGTGCAACAGCCGGCGCAGCGCCTGATCCAGTACCGCTTACGTCAACAACAACGTAATAGTTTAAATTCTGAGCTGAGGGCGTTGGCAATGCAGATGAAGCCGTAAACCCAGCGGCTGAACCTGCAGTTGTAACGCTGGCCAGCGTGTTTGTGTTTGCGTTGTAAACTCCAGCAAGAATTAAATTGCCGCTAATAACTGTGATTGGAACGTATGAGTTTCCGTTAAACAAATACAGATCTTCGTTCTTTTCGTCGTAGAAAAATTGTCCCTTAAAATCTGCGTCCGGGAAAGTAACAATGTTGTCAGTCGCTCCGGCCCCGCCAAACTTGGCGACCGAATTGTCTGCTAATTTTGGAGCGGTAACTGCACCTGTCGAAAGCAATGTACTGCCAAATGATCCACTTGTGATTTTCGTCGCTGGCAAATCAGGAACATCAGATTCGACAAGGGTTGAACCGCTAGTAATATGGCCAAGTGCGTCAACCGTTAACTTGGTAAAAGTTCCAGTTGTTGTGCTATTAGAATGATTTAACGTGCCATCAGCAGCAACGGCTAAACCTGAACCTGGTATTACAGAGCCACGGGTTGAAGATGTTGCAGCTGGAATGTCGGCAGCCGTTATTGCCCTGCCGCCGGTAACTAGGCCTTTTGAGTTATAACTAACAACATAATTAACGGAGCTTGCTGTTGTATCGTTGTCAATTTCAATAGTATTTGAATCCATTCGCAACCCTTCGCCATTGACGATAACTCCGCCCTTTGCGCTTGATGTTGCAGCTGGAATATCACCGCCAGCAATTGTGCGATAACTGACTGTACCGCCAGCTGAAGTAGGGCCAGCTAAAAACTGAGCCGCAGATCCTGTATCATCAAGCGTCGCTGCAATTGTGACCGAATCGCCAGAAGTAGTCGCTGTAATATTTACAACGCCGACAGTGCTTCCTCCAACTGAATTGATTGAACCAGCGCTTTTTAATTCAATCCAAGCGCCTCCGTTCCACGCATACAGCTTGTTATCGCTGTCGGTGTCAATTGCAAGTTGCCCTGTAAACGCACCAGCCGCCGGCAGCGTTGTGACTAAATCAACGGTTGATTCGTCTCCTAGCTTTGCCGCCGTTACTGCGCTGTCAGCAATTTTTGCAGTCGTAACACTTGCATTAGCCAACTTTGCAGTTGAAATTGCACTGTCAACAACTTTTTCAGTAGAAACGCTGGTGCCTGCAAGCTTATCCGTGGTAATTGCAGCATCGTTTACCTTGGCTGTTGTAACGCTGTTTGCAGCAAGCTTTGCCTCTGTCACTGCAGCATCAACAACCTTGGCGGTTGTGACGCTGTTATCAGCAATTTTGGCTGTAGTTACTCCAGTGTCTGCAAGCTTAGCTGTCGTAACGCTCCCATCAGTTAAATTTGCGGTTGCAATATCGTTCGCGCCAAATAAAATCTTGGCTCCAGGTATGGTGCTGTCACTAATTACCGTAACGCCGTTCGTAATCAGATCACTAATTGACAGCTTTTTTGTCTCACTGGCGCTTGCGTCTACAACTGCTACAAGGTCTGCAGCTGCTACGTCTGCGCCAGACAACGCATTTAGTTCACTAATTTTCAGGTCTGCCATGGCTGCTTACGACTAAAACCGTGTATGCACCCATCATAAGGGCTGCCTTAGGCTTCATCCAGCTCTAAAGACCCACCTTGCTCCAAAAGCAGCTCATCGCCTGCCTCTTGCAAGAGATCATCAGGATCCACAAGCACCATGCGAATTTGGACAGGGCCGGTAGTAACAAAATCAGCCGTGACCACAGCAAGCTCATTGAGGTTAAACGCAACCGCACAAGAGCTTAAAATTCCGTCAAACTCGTACCAAACAGCATGGCTGAGGTTGTTAGCAATACCACTAGGGTTGTAATTAGCAGTTTTTAAATAAAATCTTCCCTTAAAACGGCTTCCTACTCGTGTCCTTAATTGCAACTCTAACAAATAATTTGCAAGCTCTTTGTCAGTGCTTCCTGTGTAATCCCAATGACACCTCATCTGCCCAGATCCAGACATTAACGTTGAAATCCGGCTCCTAAATTCATCAGACAGGGTTGTCGTATCTACGTTTTCTCTTTCAGTATTTAACTCGTAATCTGTAACATTTCCAAGTATTCGCATTGATGCGTTTGCAACAATTACGCGAATTGCAATGCTTCCACTAGGCACGGCTAAAGCAGTTGCATTCGGGACGCCTCCGTTTACTGCATTAGCAAACGTGTCGTACAAGCGGATGCCATCCAACTCGTCAACATAAATAAATTTTTTAACGCTGGTGTCTGTGTACCCATCAATAAAAGAAAGGCCTGCCCCGTCAGTACTTGAAATTTCGACTTGATCGCCACTTAAAAGCTGGCCATGATCAAAGCTAAAGCTGAACCGCTTCTCTGTCGCATTTACGTCAGAAGGGTTAATTGTTGACCGAAGCTCTGCATCTTCAAACTCTCTTTGGAGTTCAATCCTTCCATACGAACCTAAATAAACGGTCATCAGATTACAACCTCTTCAGGCGCTCCTTTGGATTGGAAATTAAACTCTGCGCTAAAAACTGCTCCAACCGACATAGTTAAAGCGGCGCTTGTTAAAATAACATCCATTTGCACATATTTGCCATTTGCCGTTCCATCGTCTAATTTTACTTTTAACTTGAAGTCGTCAGGAAGTGCTGCCTTCCCTCCATCGGTTAAGCTAGTCCGTTGTTTAACTAGCTTGTTGATTATCGTTGTAGCATAAGCAATGTCATCAGTCTCAGTGCCGGAATAATAAAGAAGCCCAAAGCTCCCAGAATGAGAGCGATTGCCATGAATAAAGGTATCGTCAGTATCTCCAAGGGTTGTAGTAGCAAGCGTTTCAACTGTGCTGGTCAATGACCAGTTCTGTACTTTCCCTATGACCCGGCCACTACCGAACTCAAGCGTGCCGCTTGTCCCAGAATAAAACGCCATTTAGAGCACGCCAATTAGATTTACTGTAACAGTGCTAATCCCAGAACGCACCTGTGTTATCTGAGGCGCACCCTCATACCTGTAGCTAGCGCCTTGGCTAGACGCGCCAAGGGTTCCAGGCGTCCCAGACCAACCCGTTTTAGCCCCGCCGGCAAGATCGTCAGGGCTGGCAACACCAAAAGTATGCAACGAGCCTTTCATCTCGTCATAGTGGGTTACAAACAACTCAGCGTTTGCATCACTAATGTTTTCGTATGTCAAAGACAGCTTCATGTTGGTTCGGCGGCTGCCATACAAAATCCTTACTTCTGTACCGTTTTGAGCACGAAAAGCTTTGACAGGATATTCACCTGCGCCAAAGGTCCGTGAAGTTGGCTTAAGTGATGTAGGGAACGGCATCAGTTGACCCCGGAAACAATAAACAAATCTTTGTCTACCAAGCCTAGCGCAAGCTTGCTCTCTCCAGAATCATTGCAAGGGTACTCAGACGCAACAATCGCAACTGTCATATCTTCATTAAAGGTAATCTGCTCAACTTGATAGATGTTTTGACTGGCAATTTTTTCTTGTATTGTAAAAACACTGTTAAAGAAAGTAGAGTCAGTAGTAAATCCGTTGCTAACTTGCATTACGCCACTTACAACACTTTCACCTTCAGCCGCATAATATAAAACATTGTATTGACCGTCAGGCAAATCAGTTAAACTGACAATTTCGCCAGTTCCGCTCACCGTTCCATTCAATGACGAGCTGTACGGCGTAACCTCTGTTTCTACTTTGATAAAGTCGCCAGGCGCTAAGTCCAACCCTGAGGCAGTGGTCGAAAACTGAATTGAGTGCGTTACCAAATCTCTGACTAGCAGGAAATAACGGCCAACAAGTTCAGCGTGCGCTTGACTTGTGCAAAACGCCATCAAATCAAATGTTTCAACATCCCTAAAGGCTTCTCCGTATTCTTTGTAATCGACACTTACGACTCGTTCCTCAGGCAATTTGTTTTCTCTTTCGTACCTATAACGCAAGTTAGCTTTGAAAGGCTTGCGCTCCTCTGCACTTAAATACTCTAACTCAAAAGTGTCTTCAAGAATATTACCGTCAGTGAAAAACTGTTTAATGGTAACTGGGCCTGTATCAACCGCGCCAGACGCTGTAGTTGGAACCACCGGAACTAATCCAAATTTTCCATTTTTAATTACAAAATTACAAAGGAAAGATGGAGCGGTTTCAGCAATAAAATCTTGAATGTTTATCTTTTCTGTAATCGCTCCGTTGCAGAATAACTCGTTCTGCCTTAAAAATCTTGAGGACTGAACAAAGCTTTCAACATCAATCATGTTCGGGCTTTCTGCGCTCATGTTTGTTGCGCTGCCCGCTCCAGCTACAAGGTTTGTCAACAAGAAGTAGACAAGATCAGTGTATAGGTTGCTAGCCCCGTCAAGATTTGTCCCATTGTCTGGGTCTTCGTAAGTGCTGAGATCAGGGTGCAAGCGGCGGCAAGTAATCCCGGCTGCAAGCCAACAACGCAATTGATCAAGCCGAGTAAAGCTGCGGGAAGCTCGCAAAGATAAACCCGCTGTTGTAAGACGAGGGTATTGAGCCTCTTGGGCTGTGTGAATACTTTCGTTTACATAAGTAATCCGATGCTCAGGCCCATCATCACACGATTTGCTCACTGATCCTCTGTAAAAACTTTGCTCTGCCCATTGAGGCTGGCCTTCAAAAATACGATCAGTTAAAACATTTGTGCTTGTCACAGTTGTGCCTTCTTGAACAACCGCTGTTCTTACCGACCCAACAACATACCTGCCAACTAATTTAACCCCTTCCCGATAATAGTCAGCAGCAATATTATTATTTGAATCAACTGCGATAGTGTGGTACAGCCTTAAATCAGACCTCAAAGGGTTGCCGTTATCGTTTGCCATTCTTACATTGCTGGTCTGCCATATCCGAGTGCCAACCGTGTAATACCAGTAGTCCGGTGTAACAGCTTTTACTTCAACTTCTAGCTGATATGCGTTGCTCCCGTCTGAAGCGGTGATAAGAGTAGTCTTAGTTGAACCCTCCGCAACTTCATCAGCGGACCCGAAAAGTTGATAGTAATATCCCTGGTTGTCGCCTCTTTGGGAAAGGTTGTACGTGTACGTGACCCTCATAGGGAATGCAGCGGAAGTTAAATTTGTGCAGCTGTTAGTAGTTGCAAAATATGCTTCTTCTCTATTGTAAAAATAAGCGTTGTTGCCGGTAGTGAAGGCAAGACCATCTCCCGTTGCATTTGCGCCGCGACGAACCTCAAATTCATCGCCAAAACTCCAACCGCCCGAGCTTGTTACACATGTAGCCCCAACCAACTCCCAGCCGTAAACTTGCCCGTTCCTGTATGAAGTAAAATGCCCATCTAAATGCTTAATTTTCTTGGCTGTGTATCTGATAATAATCCATCTATTGCCAATTTTTTCTAAAACTTCTTTTGTAGCAGTCTCGTTAAGACCAATAGGGTAAGCGTCAGCCCTGCCAAAAATACCAGAGATAAATGAGCCCTGTCTTCCCCAACAGCTATTTACTGGCGAACCAATTGCTCCGCTAGCAATTTCAACTGCAGTGGCAACTCTTGTATTGCTTAAAGGCCTTTCCGGGTAAATATCGTCAAGGCGCATACTGTCAATGACTTCCCCATAAATGTCAGGAAGTTCTTCAGTCGTCGTGATTACTTGCCGGCCAGACTCAAATTCCTTGTTTCTTTTAAATTCTGATAAAGACCTTACTTTCCCTCTGACCTCTAACGTAAAGTTGCCATAAGAGCCAGGCGCAAAAATTCTTTTATAAATGCCAGCGTTTGTGTCTAAATGTATAACCGGTTCGTTGCCGCCAAGTTCAATTTCTAAAGCGCGTAAGTCTGGAGACGGTATTGGCACAAACTTATACTCATACTCTTTAAGGGCTTCAGGGTTTGCGAAGCCAGCACCTGTTCCTGGCAATGGGTGCTTAAAGCGGATTTGGTTGTATTGGGCAACTGGCCGATTTCCAGTAACAACAAACCAAAGCCTCGTAGGCTCAAACGGAAAAATATTTTCAGCCCCGTCAACGCCAGCAGGGCGAATGTGGACTGTAAAAAATGAGGATCTAGTGGCATAACTTGAAATTTGCCCACTCGTAATGCTTACTTTTTGCCTATCTGCTTGGTACAAATCATCAGAAGATGGCATTGACGGAAAATTTGCAAGCCCAGAAAGTTGCTGGAATACCGTGCTGGCTAAGCCAATCTCTGTTGTGTCGCATGGACGGTTATTGCGGACAAGGCCTCGTGCATACCTTGTCAGCGGATACCAAGCAATGCCAACAAAAGGGGTGTCGTCGTTGACAAAACCTTTGCTAGCGTCAATAACTAAATTTTGAGTGACTGAACCTACTTTTTTGTATAAAGCGTCAGAAACGTCAATACACTCTAAAGTTACATACTGAGAGATAAATTTGTCAGTATTAAATTGGTCAGCTTCGCGACTAACTACTTTCCAAAGCGTTGAACCAATGGCAAAAATTTCGCCAATTTGCAAGGCTTCATCGGCAGAAATTTGAAGGTTTTCTACTGCTGTATTTATGTCTTCAACTGTCGCCTTAAAATCGTACAACTCTTCAGGCACCTTCAAAGCGGCAATCCTGTAAACAACGCGAGTGCCAATATCTACGTTGTGCAAGGTTTTGAACTCATCATCAATCTCAACGGAATTATTTGGCTTGTTTTGAACCTCAATAATCCCCATTCGGCAACTGTAATTTCTCCCCGTACCAACCATGTATGAGATTGCCTCTTCGTAATTGCCGCGAAAAACATCGTTTGATTTAACTAAATTGCCATCACTTACATAGCCTGCAATTTTATGCCTTTCTGCGTTTAACCTTCCTTTCTCATCTTTAAAGTCTGGCCGTGATACAACTCTCCATGGCACTCGATAAAACGTACCGTTTGCAAGTGGCGCGTAAACGCCAAACTCTGTATTGTTTACAGGACTATAAGCCGAGCAAAACGCAACGTCATTGTCACCCATTAAAGTAGGCGCTACAAAAACCTCATCAAGCGGCCCTGTTGGAATCGTGTCATTTAAAACATTCGCTTTGCCGTATTGCTTGTTTTGCTGCCTGATCCGAAAATAATCAGCCTTGAACGTGTTGCGTTTCCAATAAAAATCAAAATATTCTGAGAGTACAGCGTCTAAAGCATTGTTTCCAACAAAAATACCCGCTAGATCTGGTGGCTTAATTCCTTCCGTCGCGCCATCAACAGTTTTGCCCTGTTCTCCTACAACAAACTGCAACTGTGCCGCTTGCTGCGTTCCATAGCTAAACATTCTTGACCACACCAGCTTAGGCGAAACGAAAATGCCACCAACGCGACGGTTTCTGTTATACAACCCAAAAACAATAGGAATTACCTCTGCAAAAGAAGCAAGCTCTGCAATTGTTTCAAATCCAAAAGTTGAGTTAAATCGATTAGCGCCAGTGACGCTGCCAAGGCTTCTTGAACTTCCTTCAAATGTTATTTTTTGAGGCTTTGGTACTTTAGGTTTTGGCGCAAGTACAGCGGCAGCCACTGAGAATAACGCGCCAACAACAAGGCTTACGATTACGGGCGTCACGGCAAAATCGTTTTTTATCTCCGGTATGTGCTCATACCCAGCCGGGCGAACCTTGGCCCTTTTTACTGCTTCGCTTACAAAATATCGGTACTCTTCTTCGGTACAACCAATCGTTTTAATTAACTGTTTTTCATACGGAAGCAATGGTACTTCTGAGCTAGCCGCAACGAACCCCAATTCACAGTTTCCGTTTGACGGTTGATGTAAAAAATTCCCGTCTGCCATGTGACCGCAAAAGCTAAGGTCTGCTGCTGAAGCAGCAATATGTCCCCATCATACTCAGCTCTTTTGACACGGTCTCCCCAGCTAAGCAAGTCTCTTGCTATCTCCCAGCGACTTGCTTGATACCAAGAGCTTTTGAACGGCGGAGCTTGCATACCCAAATGCTCTAAAACCTTGTAACACAAATGGATGCAATCAATTTGACCATTTGAACCGTCTGCGCCAAGCTCGTACCTTAACCCGATCAAATCACTGCAAATTGACATTGCTGCTTGTAGGGAGCTTGCCAACGTAGTCCTGTGTCAGGTTTCGCCTTGGAACGTCCGCACCAACTGCGTCCAATACCGTCCCAAGCTTGAGGTCAAGCTGAGCTGACTTCCATGCACCGCCTGTTGCCTGGCCGACATAAGAGTGAACACGGTCATTAACAGTCGCCGTTCCAGGGCTGTCAGCTTCTACAGCGACCACATCAACAGTTATCAACCATCGCTCCCTGATTGCTCGATCAGCCCAACTTCTAGTTAATTCATTGTTGGCGAATATTAAACTGGCTTCTAAGTTATCGCCTGTACGGTTAACAGTCACTCCGCTAAAAGAAAATGGCGCAAACGTGTATAATTTGCCGTCATAAGCTGTTGTTTGGTTAATGTAAAAATTTTGAAACAAATAAACAGCATCGGAATAAACCGCTAGCTCTGTCTGCCTATTTAATGCCGGTTGCAACTGCGCGAAACAGCCAACAGTAAAAGTGCTCATACGCCAACCTTTCTACGAGTGGAATTGCTCATCTGCAGTTTACGCAATGTTTGCTGCTCTCCTCTTCTAGCTCCTTGTTCGGCGGCTTGCTTCATGCCTCGCTGGAATTGGTCTGCAGTTACATAATCAACCTCGTTAATTCGTTCCACTGTGTAGCGAACATCAATAGGAGTTGAAGCCGCCATGGCGGCCGCTGCCATACTGCCTTTTTGACTTGAGCGGCTTGCTGCTCCTTTTGCATTTCTAGAGCTTGCCGCTGACATGCCGCCTTGTTGGCCGCCCGAAGCGTTTCCAGTAGCACCCATAAATACATCTAGTTCGCCGCCCTCGGAACTAACGCTGCGCTGATAACGGTTCATGGCGGCACGCATGTTGCTGTTGCTAACGACCTGGCCTGACTGTCCGGGTACAAACAGCTCAGGGCCACGTTCGCCCACAATGTATGGACGGCCTTGGCCCACTGGACCACCTTCTGCCAAGCCAGCAAAACCAGATAGCCCACTTCTAATGAAGTTGGTCGAGACTCCTGTTGTATTCCCACCGAACTGACTAAAGTCAGGCCCGCTGCTTCCTCCGCCTAACCCAGCAAATGCCTTAGCAATACCAATTGCAATGTACTGAGCAATCATTTGAGCAGCGGCTTTAATCAACATGTCACCGATGTTTTTCAGGAAATCAGCGAATGCTTCTTCTGCTGTTTTTGTGCCTTCAGCGACTGCAGATATTGCAGTAAACAAACCGCTTACAACTGTATCTGTAATCGGCTGCACTGCCTCAAGTGCTTGGTTAAACCTAAGTTGAGCCTGCTCGGCTGCGTCTAATTGAGGCAGAAGGCGGTCATAAAGAGCAATTTGTTTTTGCAAGCCTTCCACTCTTTCTTGTGCATCCATTACCCCACTCGCATTACCCACCTCTGAATAACGCAAAATTGCTGCGCGTTCTTTTTCTATTTGATCCGTAAGGCTGCGCCTTGCATCTTCTTGCCTACGAATCTGACTAATTCGCAACTCCAGCTGTTGGTCTTGCATTGCATTGCCAGTTGGCCGCAAACTAGCGTCTTCTATTTGCCTAGTTAAATCTGTGCCTATGCCAGACAAAGTTTGTTTTTGCTGTATAGCAAGCAAATCTTTTTTAAGTTGCAATTCTGTGTATTCTTGGCGCAAAAGCAGTTGCTTTAATTCGTACTCTTTTGCCAAAGTGTTTACTTTTTCCTGAGCGAGGTCTCTGCTTTCTGTAGTAAGAATAATTCTTTGCGCGTCTGCGGTGTAAGCGGCTTGAATATCAGCCAACTCTTTTTCAATTGCTGCCGCTCGACCTTTAGTTGCTTCAATTATTTTGTTTTCAATTTGTTGCTGTTTATTGCCTTCTGCAAGTAAATTAGCTTCTAGCTGACGCCGCGTTCGATTAGCTTTTTCTTCTGCTCTTCTGCGCTCCTCCTCTCTTCTGCGCTCTTGCTCTTTCTTTTCGTTAACCAAGTCAAGCATCGCAAGCTTGCGCCTTAGCTGTTGCACCTCTGCGCTTACTCCCTTGCCAATTTCTCTTTGAGTTTGTTCGTCTAGTTCTTTACTCTTAGCAATAATTGCAAGCTGAAACCCTTCTTGTGTTGTTAAATCTAAACCTGACTTTTTAAGGTCTAGCTGAGACTGAAGAGCACTAACAGTCGCTGCATTGTTTGCAGCTTGCGCTTTTTCTATTTGCGCTCTTGCCTCTCTTTCAATAGTTTGCTGTCTTTCTATTGCTAGCTCTTGCTGACGTAGTACAATTCTTTCCTTGTAAGGCTGAATGTCTTCTTCATAGACTACGCCGCCCTGGCTATCTATAAAACTTTGACGTTCTTGTTTTAAGCGTTGCATCTCAGGGTCTGTAGTATTTGCTAACCCTGCACGCAATTGGTTGTCAAAAGCTAACTTGGCAATAATACTATTAAGAATGCCTGATTTATTTATTAACTCAGCTACCGCTGCACCTATTTGGGTAAGTGTTATCGAAAATGTGTTGCCCAATTCAGCCGTTTCATCGCCAAACTGTGTTAAAGCGCTTACCCCATTTTTGCCCACAAGAATAGCCAGCCTATCGGTCACAGTCGCCAACGCCGCTTCTGCTCCAGCGGCTTTTTCTAGCTCTTTTACAAGTTTTTCAAACTCTGTTCCGCTTTCACCTACAGCTTTTACTACAGCGTCAATATCAGCCGTTAGAGGGTTTAAAGCTTGCCCAAGCCTTGCAATAGCTCCAACTGTTTGGTCAACTTGCTGGCCGATAGCACTGCCAAGAATTTGACCGCCAAAGCCGCCTGCGCTGCCTAACAGGCCGCCAGTAATTGAGCCCGCTCCACCGCCAAATAACAACGGAAAGCCAACGCCAAGTGCAGCACTTTGAAGACCTCCAAAACCACGTCCGCCTCTACCAAAACTGCTGGCGCCCCTTGGTTTAGGGCCTATTGGGCGGCTATATTGCTCCCTCTTACGCCTTTCAAATTCTATTCTTTCTAGGTCAGCCTCAAGTGTGCCCAGCTGTGATGCTGGACCGATAGGGAGTCCTGCTCTTTGAAAAGCATCTTGCTTTAGCTTGTCTAAGTTTCTATTAAGGCGCTCTGCTTGGGCACTAGCCTGAGCAAAAGCATCTGCAAATCCTTTGACCTCTGAAACCTGTCTTGAGTAACCACCAGCAGCAACTTTGACATTTTTTAAAACCGTTTCAAATGTTCGGGCCTGAGCAGTCGCTCCCGCCAAAGTATTTGAATATTGCTTAGTACCGTTTTGGGCTTCTCTTGCAAAATCTTTAAGCGGCTTCATCGCCTGCCTAACTTGATCAGCTAGCTTTCCACCTCCTGGCGCGAGTAAATTTAAAGGTTTTAAACTTTGAGTTAATTGATTTATTTGCGAAAGCGAACTTTTTACTTGATTTAAACGTTGCTGGCCTTTAACCGCAAATTCAATATCTACGTTGTAGTTAGCCACGGCGAAACACGTAGAGCCTTGCGCTCCAGTCTACCGCCCACCCATCGTTCGCGCCCCTTTGCCTGCCTTAGCGTTCTGGATCGCTTTCTCCTGCTGCTCGTTATGCAGCTCGAAGTAAGCAGCCCAGCCGACCAGCTCTTCTTGCGTCAAATCACGCGAAAGCTGAGCAACCGTCAT